GGGAATCTCCCGCGCTGCTTTCTATGAGCGGTATGTGGCAGATGCTCGCTTTGCTGACACCACTACGCGCATGAGGGAAGAGTGCGAGGTTGACGCCCGGATGAAATTCGAGCTTGGGGTTATCGATACAAAGCTTGCGCCGCTGTGGATGAGCAGGCACGGCTACAGCACGAAGACTGAATCAACCCAGGCAGACGATGGAGGTGTGCAGATCATTGACGACCTGTAGACTGTCAGAGCTGCTGGCCCCCCCCTTCCATGAGGTCCACCGGGCGGTAAAGGCCGGAGCCGCCGGCGAGGTGGTGGCCAAGGGGGGCCGGGGGAGCTGCAAGTCCTCCTACCTTTCGGTGGAGCTGGTGCTCCAGCTTCTGACCCACCCGGACTGCCACGCCGTGGTGCTGCGCCGGGTGGGAAACACCCTGCGGGCCTCGGTCTACGCCCAGGTCTGTTGGGCCATCTCCGCCTTGGGGCTGGCCGGGCGGTTCCGCTGCACCGTCAGCCCCATGGAGTGCGTCTACCGCCCCACCGGGCAGCGGATCCTATTCTTCGGCCTGGACGATCCCGGCAAGCTCAAGTCCCTGAAGCTACCCTTCGGCTATGTCGGTGTCGCCTGGTTCGAGGAGCTGGACCAGTTCGCCGGGCCGGAGGAGGTTCGCAGCGCCGAGCAGTCCATCTTCCGGGGCGGGGACTTTTCCCTGTCCCTCAAGAGCTTCAACCCGCCGGCCATGGCGCGGAACTGGGCCAACCGGTATGCGCTGGAGACAGCGCCCCGGCGGCTGATCCACCACAGCACCTACCTGACCACCCCGCCGGCCTGGCTGGGCCCCCGGTTCCTGGCCGACGCCGAGGAGCTGCGGGGCAAAAACGAGACCGCCTACCGCCACGAGTACCTGGGTGAGGTGGTGGGCAGCGGTACCGCTGTCTTTGAGAACCTCCGGCTGGAGGCCATCCCGGAGGAGCAGGTGCGGGGCTTTGACCGGCGGTACCACGGGGTGGACTGGGGATACTGGCCCGACCCCTGGGCCTACAATGCCATGGCCTACGATGCCTCCCGGCGGGTGCTGTTCGTTTACGACGAGCTGACCCGGCACCGTGCCGGCAACGCCGAGACGGCAAGGCTGCTGCTGGACCGGAGGGTCTGCCGGGGGCCGGACGAGACGCTGACGGCGGACTCCGCCGAGCCCAAGAGCATCGGGGACTACCGGGCGGCGGGGCTCCCCTGCCGCGGGGTGGAGAAGGGCCCCGGCAGTGTGGACTACCGGATGAAGTGGCTCCAGTCCCTGGCGGCAATCGTCATCGACCCGGCGCGGTGCCCGGACACCGCCCGGGAGCTTTCCGAGTACGAGTACGAGCGGGACCGACGCACCGGGGAGGTGCTGGCGGGGTATCCGGATGCGGCCAACCACCACATCGACGCCGTATCCTACGGGATGTACCCGGTGTGGAGGAGGAGGGGAAGATAATGGGAAAGCTTCGGGATTGGCTCTTCCGGCGGTTTCTCCCGGACTGGTGCCGGGAGGCGCTGCTGGAGGAGAACGACCGGCTCTCGGCGGAGGTAAGACAGCTCCGGCAGGAGAACCGGGAGCTGACCGCCTGCATCGCCGGGATGGAGGCGGTGCTGAAACGAATGCCGAAGGCGGTGGCTATCGGGGCCGCGGGGAAGGGGGTGGAGGGATGAGCGTGTTTTCCGGTAAAGCCGGCAGCCTGGAGCAGGTCTTCCGGGCAAAGGATGTCACCTCCCCCCGGATGCGGGAGGCCATTGCCCGGTGGGAGGCCCTCTATCTGGACGCTGCCCGGGAGGAGGGGGAGGACAGCTGCCAGCGGCTGCCGGTGCTCATCGTCAGCAAGCTGTGCCGGACCGTCTTCTCGGAGTACGCCGTCACGGTCCCCGGGGAGGGCCCCCGGCAGCGCTGGCTCCAGGAGCTGCTGCGGCGGCTGGAGCCGGTGCGGGAGCGGGCCGTCCAGTCCCAGCTGGTAGGCGGAGAATGCTTCCTCAAGCCGGTGCTGGCTCCCGGGGGCAGCTTCGACTTTGCGGTGATCCCCCGGACCGGCTTCCTCCCTCTGGCCCGAGACCTCTACGGGCGGATCACCGATGCCGCCGCCATGGCGGTGACGCTGCGGGAGGGCTGGTACTACACCCTGGCGGAGCGCCGGACGGTGGACGCCGCCGGCGCTCTCATCATCCGTAGCCGCCTCTACCGCAGCCGGGACCGGGGGAGCCTGTGGACCGAGATTCCCTTGAGTGCCCTGGAGGAGTATAGGGGGGTGGTCTCGGAGCTGGTGCTGCCGGAAATGAACAGCCTCGGGATGGCCCGGCTGAAAAGCCCCCTCCTCAACTGCGTGGACGGCTCTGCCGACGGGGTGGCGGTCTTCGCCCCGGCGGAGGGGCTGCTCCGCCGCCTTGCCGAAAACCAGCGGCAGCTGGCGGAGGAGTTCGAGAACGGGGCCAGCCGGGTCTTTGCCAGCGCGGACCTTCTCACCCGGGACGTCAGAGGGCGGCGGAAGCTCTCTGAAAAGCTCTTTGTGGCGATAGACGAGGACCCGGCGGAGACCGGCGTCACCATCTTCTCCCCTGCCCTCCGGGAGCAGAGCTACCTGGCCCGGAAGCAGGACCACCTGCGGGATATCGAAGGCCTCATCGGCCTCAAGCGGGGCATCCTCAGCGAGGTGGAGGCGGTCGAGCGCACCGCCACCGAGATCACCTCCAGCGCAGGGGACTACAACCTCACCATCATCGACTTTCAGCGGGTGTGGGAGGCGGGGCTTCGGGAGCTGCTGGACATCTGCCTGGGGCTGGGGCGGCTCTACTACGGCATCGAGGGCGGCCCCCTGAAGCCGGAGGAGCTGTCCGTCGACTGGGGGGACGGGGTGCTCTATAACCGTGACAAGGCCTGGGCAGAGCAGCTCCAGATGGTCCAGGCGGGGATGCTCCGGCCGGAGCTGGCCCTGGCCTGGTACTACAGTCTCCCCGCCGAGACGCCGGAGGACCTTCGGGCCATCCGGGAGCGGTATCTGCCGGAGTTAGACAGTCTCATGGGGGGCGGATAAATGCTGACGCCGGACCAGATCCAGGCCCTGGGGGACCAGGCCGCCCAGATGACAGTGGCTATGGATGAGTACCTGATCCGAGATATCGCCCGGCGGGTCCGGGAGGCGGGACAGCTGACCTCCACTGCCGCCTATCAAATCTGGCAGGCCCAGCGGTTGGGGCTCTCCCGCCGGCGGATCGAGCAGATGCTCCGCCGGGAGCTGAAGGTGAGCCACAAGCGCCTCCGGGAGCTGTTGACCCAGTCGGCCAAGGTGGGATATGACTTCGACGTCTCCCGTCTGCCCCGGCGGGCGGTGCCCTTTGAGGAGAACACCGTCCTCCAACAGATCATAGCCGCCGCTGTGGAGCTGGCGAAGAAGGACTTCACCAACCTGACCCAGACCATGGGGCTGGTGGCTCCGGACGGCAAGGCCTACCCGCTGCGGAAGGCCTACCAGAAGATCGTGGACTTCGCCTTCCAGCAGGTCATCACCGGGACGACGGACCACCAGACCGCCCTGCGCCAGGCCACCCAGAGGCTTGCCGACTACGGCCTGCGGTCCATTGATTACCGGAGCGGGGTACATACCTCCCTGGAGGCGGCGGTGCGGCGGAGCATCATGGGCGGCCTGGGGCTGATGCAGGAGAGAATATCCCAGCAGAACCACGACCTGCTGGAAGCGGACGGCTGGGAGATATCGGCCCACGCCGCCAGCGCCCCGGACCACGAGCCCATCCAGGGGCGGCAGTACAGCGACGAGGTCTACCGGCAGCTGAACGACAGCCTGGCCCGGCGGATCGGGACGCTGAACTGCGGCCACGCCGCCTTCCCCATCCTGCTGGGGGTGTCTGTCCCCCTGTATACCGAGGCGGAGCTTGCAAGGCTGCGGGAGGAGAACGCCCGGGGCATCCGGTACGAGGGGAAGCAGTACACCCTTTACCAGGCCACCCAGAAGCAGCGGGCGCTGGAGCGAGCCATCCGCCGGCAGAAGCGCCGGATCATGGCAGCGGAGGAGACCGGGGACCGGGAGGGGTTGGCCGCCGCCAGGACCCGCCAC